AGAAGCTAAAGTTCACGAGGCCCTGCACCTATACGCCTGACTTCATACTGCCTAGTGGCATTATGTTGGAAGTTAAAGGTTACTTTGAGCCCTCGGATAGGACCAAGCATTTATTAGTCCGCGAGCAACACCCTGACGTTGACCTTCGTTTTGTGTTTCAGAACGCAAACCTACGTCTCAACTCAAAGAGCTCTACGACCTACGGTGACTGGTGCGATAAGCATGGATTCTTGTGGTGTGCACAAGCAATACCAAAAGAATGGCTGAACATACCGCCTTGTTGAATCATCAACCCTGCCCCGATTGTGGGAGCAGTGACGCATTAACAATAAACGAAGACAACTCCACTAAGTGCTTTTCTTGTGGGGTTTTTAAACCGGGAGACTCTGAACAACCTCCTATGATAGTAATGGACAACACGAATAAAACTACGCCCTTTATTGAGGGTGACTACCAAGCCCTCGAATCCCGAGGCATCGACGAAGCTACCTGTCGTAAATACAGGTATCAAGTTGGTAACCACAATGGCAACAAGTGCCATATTGCAAACTACTACGACATTGACGGGCAGAAGATTGCCCAGAAGTATCGCTATGCTAGTAAAGAGTTCCGGTGCTCAGGGAAGCCTGACCACTTCTTCGGCCAGAACATATGGGCTAACCCAACGCCTAACTTTAAGGTTGTTGTTACTGAAGGAGAAATAGACGCCATGTCAGTCGCGAGTGCAACCGGGGGGAAATACCCAGTTGTTTCACTTGGCGCTGGCTCACAGTCTGCCAAGGCAATGTTCAAGCGTCACCTTGAGTGGCTCTCGGGCTTCAAGGAGGTAATCCTTATGTTCGACATGGACGAGCAAGGCCGTAAGGCAGTTGAGGAGGTGGCTCATTTGTTGCCTGCTGGTAAGTGTAAGGTGGCCCATTTGCCCCTGAAGGACGCCAACGATTGTTTAGTGAATGGGCAGAAGTCAGCCATCATCAATGGGATCTTTGACGCTAAGCTTTGGAGGCCTGATGACATCCTGGCAGGCGCCGACATCTACGACAAGATCGCGGAGCACCAGAACGTGGAGGCCCTTGAGTATCCCTTTGAGGGGCTCAATAAAATAACACACGGCCTCAGGCACTCTGAGATCGTCACACTGTGCGCGGGGAGTGGCATAGGGAAAAGCCAAGTGTGCCGAATCATTACGCACCACCTCATGAAGACAACCGACAAGCGCATTGGTTACATTGCCCTTGAGGAGTCAGTAGAGCGCACAGCATTGTCGTTGATTGGTTTAGAGATGGGCAAGTGCCTTCACCTCGAGCCCTTTGAGCGTGACGATGAGTTCAACGAGGCGTTCAAGGCCACCGTAGGTAATGGTCGTTTTTACGTTTACGATCACTTTGGGAGCTTGGCGTCGGACAGCCTGCTCAATCGGATTCGCTTCATGATCAAAACGTATGACGTTGACTTCGTGGTGCTCGACCATATCAGCATTGTTGTCAGTGGGATTGGTGATGGGAATGAACGCAGGCTTATTGACAACACAATGACCGCTTTGCGTTCCCTCGTTGAGGAGACGAAGGTCGCCATGCTGCTTGTGAGTCACCTTAAGCGTCCTGAAGGACGAGGGCACGAGGAAGGACGGGCAGTTAGTCTGTCTGACCTTAGGGGCTCCCAGGCCATAGCGCAACTGAGTGACATGGTCTTAGGGCTTGAGCGCTCCCAACAAGCTGAAGAGGTTGAGGACCGCAACAAGACAACCGTGCGTGTCCTTAAGAACCGCTTCAGTGGTGAGACTGGCATTGCTTGCACACTGGCCTACGACAAGGTGAGTGGTAACCTCTCTGAGTCACACCTTATTGATACCAACAACCCATTTTAAAACGATGAATGAAGAAAAAGAACCAACAATAAAAGAACTGTGTGAAAAATTCAAGAAACAACGACTCAACTATAAAGAACGCTACAGACGTATAGTTGAGCACGCAGAGTTTATTGAAGAATCGTATCAAGCGTATGAATACGCTTCTGAGGTATTCGGATGTGATGGTGACCCGATGAAGTTGGCAGGAGCACGATGGGCTCAAAACCTAGAATTTGAAGACTGATGAACACTGCTGTATTTGATATTGAAACAAACGCCATCAAGGAGTGGAAGACCCTGGGTGACCTCGAGGTAGTCCACTGTATTGTCATCATGGACAATGAGGGCACTCACCGCTACCGGAACAACTCAGAGATGAACACGATCCCTGAGGCCCTGGAGAGGCTCGCTAAGGCCGACTGCTTGGTCGCCCACAACGGCATTGGGTTTGACCTGCCAGCCCTTAAGAAGCTGTATGGTTTTACCCACGACTGTGTGATCGACACGATGGTATTGGGGCGTCTTAACCACCCTGACCGTAAGAAGGAGGACTGGGCTGAGGCTAAGCTCCCAACCTTCCTGCGTGGGGCACACTCGTTGAAGTCTTGGGGAATGCGCTTAGGCGTCCACAAGGATGACCATGGGGCCACCGAGTCTTGGGAGAACTGGAGTGAAGCGATGGAGGACTACTGCGTCCAGGATGTTGTTGTGAATGAGGCCCTCCTCACTTACCTCATGAAGGACCGCACGCCCACCGACCAAGACCTACGCCTTGAGATGGACTTTGCGACTGCCCTCCGCCAACAAGAGTGGAACGGATTCCCGTTTGACTTCGATGCGGCTGAGCAACTCTTGAAGAAGCTAATCGTTAGGAGAGCCACCCTTGAGGGAGAACTACAAGAACTATTCCCTCCGAAGGTCATTGCCACTAAGCGCCCTTGGTGGATCACCGACGACATGAGGCAATGGGAGACCAAGAAGGAAGCCCTTACTGCTGGCTACAAGGCCGTTGAGATCGAGAAGGGGGCGATGAGGACCAAGTCTGTTCCGTTTAATCCTTCATCACGAGACCAGATCGCAGAGCGGCTCATGGCTGACGGGTGGGACCCTAAGCATTACGAAGGGAAACGCCCAGCGATCAACGAGCCTGTGCTCCGGGAAATTAACAGCAAGAAGAGCCTGATGCTCCTTGAGTATCTGTTGGTATCCAAGCGCCTCGGGCAGATCTCTGAGGGACGCCAAGGCTGGCTCAAGATGGTCAGGAATGGACGCATACACGGGTCAGTGAACACAGGGGGGACGGTCAGTGGACGGTGCTCCCACCAGGCCCCTAACATCGCCCAGTGCCCCTCGGTCAGCGCTGAGTATGGCTACGAGTGTCGTTCGTTGTTCACTGCGCCTGAGGGACGAGTGCTTGTGGGCTGTGACGCTTCGGGCCTTGAGCTTCGTATGCTTGCTGCGTTCGTTCATAAGATCGACAATGGAACATACACTAACGAGATCCTGAGTGGTGACATCCACACGGCTAACCAAAAGGCCGCTGGGCTGCCTGACAGGAACTCTGCGAAGTCGTTCATCTATTGTCTTATCTATGGAGGCAGTGATAGTAAGCTTGGGGAGGTGATTGGGGGCACTGCGGCTGACGGCAAGCGCCTTAAGTCTGAGTTCTTCCGCAAGATGCCTGCGATTAAACGCCTGCGTGATGCCGTCCAGGACAAGGTCAAAGGCTACGGGTTCCTTAAGGGACTTGATGGCCGGAAGCTTCCCTGTAGGTCTCCGCACAGTAGCTTGAATCTTTTGTTGCAGTCAGCAGGGGCGGTGTGCATGAAGCAAGCACTCGTTCACTTTGTCGAGGACATGCACGGTGAGGACTACCTTATGCACGCTAACGTCCACGACGAGGTCCAGTTTAGTTGCCCTCCTGGGAAGGCGAACGACTACGGACAACGATTTGTAAATGCCATCTGGAAGGCTGGCGAAACTCTTAACCTCCTGTGCCCATTAGATGGAGAGTATAAGATTGGGAACAACTGGGCTGAAACACACTAAAAATATGAAATTAATAATTGACGGAGACATGCTCCTTTACCGCGCTGGGTTTTCCTGTGAGGTCGAGGTGAAATGGGAAGATGACATTTGGACATTGCATTCCAACGAGAACGAAATGAAAGGCCACTTTGATGTGGCGTTGAGTGGCTTAGTGAAACTCATTGAGCCCAAAGCGGAAGTGATTGTTGCATTCTCTGACAAGGAGAACTACCGCTACGACATCTTCCCCGCCTACAAGGCCAACAGGAAGAACACACGCAAACCCCTGGGACTGAGTGCCTTACGTGAATGGGCCATTGAGGGTTACGACTCCCGAGTGTTCCCACGCCTCGAGGCTGATGATGTTTGTGGTATCATATGCACCACCGACAGGGACTGTGTTGCTGTAAGTGGTGACAAGGACTTTGGGACCTTACCGATCCGATGGTTCAACATGAATACAAGAAGGATGAATGATGTCACTGAGGAGGAGGCAGACAACTTCCACCTTATCCAAACTCTCGCTGGGGACGCTACCGATGGCTACGGGGGAGTCAAAGGGATTGGTGTCAAGACAGGCCAAAGACTTCTCGACAAGAAGGGATACACCTGGGACACTGTTGTTGAAGCATACGAGAAAGCAGGACTCACCGAGGATGACGCCTTAGTGACCGCCAGGCTCGCTCGGATTCTTCGTGCCGAGGACTATGATGGTGTTAACATTAAACTGTGGGAACCAAAACGATGAACCACCTCCTTATGTTAACTGAGCTCTTTCGTAGGGCCAACATTACTACGATGTACCGTGCCTCGTTGTGCATAGCCCTGGTAACTAAGCCTGGCATAACCAACATGAAGCTAGCTGCCCTCATGCAGACTAGCCGTGAGTCAATCAGGGTTGCAATCCGATACCTAGAGAAACTTAACCTAACCAGGACGGAGAGGGTAACCGTAAGGCCAGGGGTCATTGAAATAAAAGTGTGGCCTACGCCTTACCTTAAAGATATTTTAGCTCAAATTAACCACGAGCTATCCAATAACTATGAGAAAACTAAAACCTGAAGAGCTTGTCCTCCCCGACTCTGGGGAGCGTAGCGAGTTTAACACGGGCGCAGTGCGAGACGCTATGCGCGGTAAAGGGATGCCTAGCTGCATTCCTACTGAGGCACTACGGGCCGTTGCTAAGCGCTTCGAGGACGGTGCCACTAAGTATGGCAGGGACAACTGGCGCAAAGGTATCCCCTTGTCACGCTACGTTGACAGTTTGTATCGTCACTTGTGGGCATACATGGACGGGGACACATCCGAGGACCACGGTGGGGCAATCATATGGAACGCCATGTGCCTCGTTGAGACCTCTGAGCGTATCAAAGATGGGTCCCTCCCTGCTGAACTTAACGACACCAGCAGAAACGTATGAGCTTATATGAATCTACTGAGAGCTTTCCGAGTATCACTCTGAGCGTCTTAGAGGCCCTTGAGGGGGCATATCCCAAGAAGGACTTCGGCCCTACGGTATCTCTAAGACAACTAGACCATCACTACGGGCAGCGCTCCGTGATTGTTTTTCTTCGTCAATTGTATGAGGAACAAAACCGCAATATCCTCACCAATACCAACATAAGATAAGCCATGTGTATGTCAGCCCCTAAGATGCCCGAGATCCCAAAGCCACCCGCGCCCCCACCGCCACCCACCAAGGTCGCACAGAAGGCCGAAAGCGCCCGGATGCAGAAACGCACTAAGGGGCCCCGTGGTCGCTCTTACCTAACAATCCCCCGCTCCTCCGTGTCCGCCCCTAAGGGTAGCTCAGGGGTTAATTATTCATAAATATATACTAAACAGAAACCATGCCTGAAATTACAAGAATCGGAACTGTGTCTCGCGATGTGACTAGCGCTGCTGATATTGACATGACCTGGAATGGGAGCTCTGGAATGTTTGCTGTTATTGGCACATTCGGATCTGCCCAAATTAAGCTACAACATAAGCTTGCGGACTCCTGGGTTGATATTGGTGAAGACGTTACGTTCACTGATGACGGCCAAGCGCTGTTCACCACATCCTCGAAGGAGCTCAAAGTTGACCTTAGTGCTGCCCCGACGAACGTGGACATCATTGTCTCTCCTGTCGCTGATAACAAAGCATTCTAATAATGTCCCTTACCCGCCCACTAACACGCCCTCTGACTCGGTCTATTAGCCGAACAGATCTAACCCAAGGATTCGGAGGAAGCTTTAGCCCTTTTGCGCTAAACCCTTACCTTTTGTTTGATGCGCGTGACTCGATGGTCGGGGCCCTGGAGAGCCCAACGCTCGACCTGAACCCGGCACTCCCGGAGACACTCGACGTAATCACAGCGGTTCGCACGGGAGTTGCAACCTACACGGACGCGAGTGGAGTCATCCAGTCAGCGGCAGCGAACACGGTGCGGGTTGACCAGACGCAAGGAGCCGAGTTGACTCCGACGAAGTTTCAGAATATTGGTTACACTGATTTCTCTAGTGGGTGGGCTGCTCAAAACGGCTTGTCTGCACAAGTCGCAGATGA